AAAGCCATATTCAAAACTGCGCAAGAGCTTGATCAGAACTGGGTCATAGAACATGCCGCTAACAGGCAGAAGTATATTTGCCAAGGGCAATCTGTCAACGTATTCTTTCCAGCCGGTGCTGATAAGGGCTATGTCAATTCTGTACACTTGAATGCTTGGATAAAGGGATTAAAAGGATTGTACTATCTACGCACAGAAGCTAAAAATCGTGCGGAGAATGTGTCCGAGAAAGTAGAACGCGTAGCTCTTTCTGGTGATATGCGAAGCATTGTATACAGCAAGCCTGGGTGCCCGTTCTGTACGTTAGCTGAAGAAGAATTAAAACTTCGAGGTATCTCTTTTGATAAGATATGCCTAAAAGAAATAGAAAAGACTGCGGCTGAAGTCACAGGCAGAAACGTCAAGACAGTTCCACAAATATATATTGCAGGCGAGTATGTTGGTGGTTATGATGATCTTATGGTCCACTTGACAGCCGATCTTGAAGCTGATACAATATCCATAGACGAAGATAATGAGTGCCGAGCCTGCGAAGGGTAGGTCATAAACAACAAAAAAATTAAAAGGAAACGCCGTGTCATTACTAGCATTCAGCAAAACGTACAAGCCATTTTTATATCCATGGGCAGTGGAGTTAACAACGAAGCATGAAGAGATTCATTGGGTTGAGTCCGAAGCGGAGTTATCCGAAGATATTCAAGATTGGAAAACTAAGCTTTCAGTCGAGGAGAAAGAGTTTATCACTCAAGTACTGAGACTATTCACGCAGTCTGATGTGCAGGTAGGCGAAAACTACCACGAACTATTGATACCTAAGTTCAAAAATAACGAAATTCGTAACATGCTATCATCGTTCGCTAACAGGGAAGGCGTTCACCAACGTGCCTATGCGCTCCTGAACGATACTTTGGGGCTACCTGACGAAGAACATTCTGCATTCTTAGAATACCAAGAAATGGCTGATAAAATCGATTTCATGAAACAGGGCGATATTAATTCGCATACAGGACTTGCTCTAGTACTTGCACAGTCGGTGTTCAACGAAGGCATGTCATTGTTCGCCTCGTTTGTAATGCTACTTAATTTTCAGCGTTTTGGTAAGATGAAAGGTATGGGCACAATCGTCGAGTGGTCTATTCGAGACGAGACAATACACGTTCAAGGTAACGCAAAACTATTCCGCGAATTCTGTCAAGAACATCCTCGAATCGTGAATGACGAACTGAAGTCGAAGATATACGAGATGGCAAAGAACTCTGTTAAGCTAGAAGATCGATTCATTAAGCTTGCATATAAGGGAGCTGAGATCGAAGGTCTAAGTGAAGCTGATGTTAAACAATATATTCGACATATTGCTGATCGTCGTTTGCTACAGCTAGGAATGAAGCCTAACTTCAAAGCAAAAGATAATCCATTACCATGGCTCGATTGGGTATTGAACGGTGCTTCTCATGACAATTTCTTTGAGAAACGTGTTACAGAATATTCAGTCAACGGCATGGAAGGTGATTGGGGTTGGGAAACACCACTAATGGACGTAACCCAATGAGTATAATCTTAGAAGAACGACGAAGATTCTTTACCGACTGCGGGATTTGCGAAAGCCAAACACTCGTCGAGGTAATCAATGTTGACGAAGAAGTAGTTTTCTGTCCAATGTGTGGAACTGAAGCTCTAACAACCGAAGTAGATCAAGACGAAATGTCCGAAGTAGATAGAGCCGAAACAGAACTGTAAAGCTTCTAAGTGCTACCTTAGGATAGACCTGAGCATGTCGACTGTCAATTACACCTAAACTGCTCACTTTATAACGACTAAATAGTTTCATCTTAATAGGTGATACTACATGAAACCATCGATATGCCTCTATGAGGGTCATGACACTAACATAACGGTGTATGACCCCAACACCAATTCTTTCTATATCTATGAGTTTGAACGCGTCTCGGGTGTTAAACATCATAACGTCAAAGAAATAAAAGACCTGCCTACGCAAAAACACACTGATTGTATCAATCAAATTCTAGATCATCTACTCGAAGTCCATGGCATTGAAAATGATTTCAAAACATTCATATTTAAACCTCTTTTTTGGGATCTATCGTATATCGACCGATCCGCTATAAAAGCTGATACTATCACATTCTCGGCTATCGATCATCATGACGCGCATTCGTGGTGTGCCTATGCACAATCACCCTTTGATAAAGCCGCTAGTATTAGTTGGGATGGATGGGGCGATAACACCTCATTCAAGTATTCTTGTTTCGACGGAATGAATCGTTATGGCGTAGAATCGAAAGCAAGCTATAGATTTTCTAACATATACACCGCAGTGGGGCTATGCATATCATATCTACATGGTACGTATGCACTCGACGTTCCGGGTAAGTTAATGGGGCTAACAGCATACGGAGAAACTAACGACGATTACGTCCGCTTATTCAAGCGAAGTATGCTAAGTGAATCGCCTATCGCGCCTTTAGAGGACTTGATACCAAAATTGCCTATCGTTAATTATAGAGAAGTATCTGTAAGTGAAAAGGCTGATAAACTCCACGCATTCAATATCGCTAAGTCTGTACAGGTCGCGTTCGAAGATGGTATCGTCGAAACTATACGTAACGAATTTATACCTATGATTTCAAAACATGGAAATAATCTTATCATGTCAGGCGGCAATGCGTTAAATGTATTAGCTAACGAGAGAATAAAGAGAGAGTTTCCTGAGGTGAATATCTACATACCGCCTAACACTCATGACGGAGGGTTAAGCTTTGGTATTCTATACGAGCATTTACAAAGGAACGTATTCAGCCGCTCCTATAAATACGATGTGACTCGATCAGGACCAAGACTGTTCGACTATCTCGATATACCTCGAATCGTTCAAGAGAGACGAGCCAAGAAAGTTTCTGTAGATGATATCACAACATTATTAAAAGATCAAAAGATCATAGGAATGTGTATCGGTAATATGGAAGTTGGTCCTAGAGCGTTGGGCAATCGTTCTATACTATGTGATGCTTCTAATCCCAAGATGAAAGATACCCTTAATTGTCGGGTCAAGTTTCGAGAGTGGTTTAGACCGTTCGCGCCAATATGCAGAAAAGAGGATGCGCACAAATACTTCTACTCACCTAACTTCGAAAACATGGAATGTATGCAATTCGTCGCTGATGTGAAACCTGAACATAGAACGTCTTTGTTCTCGGTAACACACTATGACGACACTGCCAGACTTCAGGTAGTGACACCTAAGAGCAACAAACCAATACATGACATACTTACTGCATTCGATGGGGTGCTTATAAACACTTCCTTCAATGTCCAGGGCAAACCTATACTTAATAGACTATCAGATGCGCTCGATGTGCTGAGAGACACTGGGCTTGATCATGTGGTGGTTGAATACGAACAAGAATACTACTTATTCTAGGAGCTATATACTGCATGTGGAATTATAACGAAGAAGAGTTTGATCCGAGCGAAGAGTTTCTAAAAGACTATGTGGGCTTTGTGTATCGTATCACCGAGAAAGATACTGGTAGAATGTATATTGGTAAGAAACTGTTCTGGAGACCCAAGACTCTGCCCGTCAATAAAACGAGAAAGCGTAAAGTTAAATTGAAGGTAATATCAGATTGGCAGAAATACTACGGTTCGAGTGAACATCTCAAAGAGTCCATTGCAAGAACTGGTGTCGATAACTACCATCGTGAGATACTAAAATTATGTAGAACAAAGGGTGAATGCTCATACTATGAGGCTAAAATGCAGTTTGAGAATGATGTTCTGTTAGACGATATGTATTATAACGCATTCATAGGATGTAAAATTCACGCGAAGCATTTACCTAAAGATTAAATAACACTAAATAAGAGTATAATTTTAAACTCACATTCACGGAAGCAAACATGTTAAAGTTCTCTCAATATCTAGACGAAGGCGTAAATGATCCTGCTATATTTAAAGCGGTATTTCTAGCGGGTGGACCAGGTTCGGGTAAATCATTTATAGTAGGAAAGACTGGATTAACTTCTATGGGCTATAGAGTTAGTAATTCCGATGATGCATTCGAAGCGGGCTTAAAGAAAGCAGGATTAGAGATGAATCCCGAAAATATATTCTCTGTCAAAGGGCAAGAGCTTCGAGGTAAAGCGACCGCTATAACTGGTACTAGACAAACAATGTATATTAAGGGTCGTTTAGGTCTAGTTATCGATGGCACAGGCAAGAACATGAATAAAATGAAACAGCAAGCGAAGGATCTCAAAAAGCTTGGATATGACGTAGCTATGATTTTTGTCAATACTGACCTAGAAACTGCTATGACCAGAAATCGTAATAGAGCGAGAAAGCTTCCTGATGATATGGTTAAATCTTATTGGCAAGAGATTCAAAACAATATAGGTGCATTTCAAGCTTTGTTTGGTAAAAAGAACTTTCTTGTTGTTGATAATTCAGACGGTAAAGACTACAATACAGAAACTCTTCGTGCGTACAAAGATGTACGAAAGTTCACTGAACGATCTCCTGAGAACCGTACAGCGATCAAATGGATTAAATCTGAGAAAAAGCAAAGAAATATAAAGAAATAGCTTGACAACAATCTAGTGTCCTGATATAATGCACTTAGAGAAAAAACAATGATTGAACTGATTAACAACTAAAGGAAGTTAAGGTACCCTATGAACAAAAGTAAACGCTTAGAAATCTTTGAGATACTAGAAGTATTCGCTAAAACAAAATCTAAAGCAGACAAGATTGCGCTCCTCCGTTACTATAATATTATGGCACTCAGAGATGTCCTCCAAGGAACTTTCGATCCCGCTATTCAATGGAATCTGCCCGAAGGCAAACCCCCATATATAGAGAATGACAATCATAATGCTCCTTCGACATTACTTAGACAACATAGATTTTTTAAATACTTTGTCAAAGGTGTTAATGAAAGCGAGAAGCTAACGAGAGCTAAACGAGAGAAAATGTTCATTGAACTACTCGAAGCTGTTCACCCCGAAGATTCTAAAATCATACTAGCTATGGTCTCTAAGAAAAGCCCTGTTAAAGGTCTTACTCTAAAAATCGTAACAGAGGCATTACCCGATTTGATAAGTAAATAAATTATATTATGTGAATTATAACTAAAACCCCCGAAGGAGTACGTCTATGGTAGAAGCATACAGTACAACGAGAATAGGGAAGCGCGATATGCGCGGACTTGGTAATTACATTCACAAACTTAAATCTAAGGGTAAGACTGACAAAGCCTATAAGATTGCGAGACAACAATTGAAGGCTAATACTCAATTCGAGTATACAACACAGACAAGGGGGTGATCATCTAGGCTACAGGCTCAAGGATGAGCCGTAGTCCCTCTTATACATAATATAAAGGTATAACACTATGGATAATGATACTAACAGAATGATCTACACCGATACTGGTGGCACAGAACGCACGTTCCCATTGATTGCTACTAAAAAGCATAAGTATAAAGAGATTAAAGCCTTGCTTGAGCGAGTGAGCTGTTGGATACGGCATATGTCGCGCATTTAGAAGATAGACTTAAAAAGAGAAGAAAATAGAATGCCAATATACACAGTGAAACATAAAGAAACCGGAGTTGAGAAAGATGTTCTTATGTCAATTTCAGGGATGCAAGACTTTCTAGCTAAAGGTGAATACACGCAAGTCATAACAGCACCTGCGTTTATTACTCATACTGGTAACATCGTCAATAAAACTTCGGGCGACTGGAAAGATCATCTAAAAGCGATCAAACGAAACTCGACGGATAATAATACGATAAATGTTTAAGCATCACGGTCATAAACATAGATGCTTTCAAGGCGTACCATTAAGCGTTCTGCTCTAGCACGAACCTGATCTTTCCACCACCAACTATCGCGACCTTCTATTGCCGCTTGTTTCCAATCACCTTCGCATAAAGCTTTCTTAAAGTTTACGAACTTTGAAAGTCTTGGTCGACCCATGTTAAACATCATGTTCACGCAGACTTCTTGAACCTCGTCGGGCCAGAGATTAAACTTAGGTCCATACAACCGAACACATTCCATAGATGCTATATGAACATCATTATTAAACGCTTCTCTCACACGATCTTCTGACACCTCAACACCTACAGGTAAACCGTACTCTTCGTCAAACTTTGTGATCAAGTGTCCTATACCAAATGTAGGATATCCTAGATGGTCTTTATAGATATTATAAACCACACCTTCGTCAATTTCTAGCTGTTCTCTCAATTTTGTATTATCTTTCATTGGTGGCTTCTCTCCGCTTTTCTTGGTGAATAACTTTATTAGACATTTTTTAAACATACTTTATCTATAATGAAAATAAAAGCTTGACAGGCGCATTGAATCGTATATAATAGCAATTCATTAACGAATTTGGTAATAACTAAACACATAAAATAAGGAGATACGTAATGAACAGCGATGAATTTCACGAAGGTCATTCAATAGACACTTGGGCTAGATTTGCAAATATGCGATGTGTGAACAGCGATATGAACAGCGATGAATTTCACGAAGGTCATTCAATAGCCACTTGGGCTAGATTTGCAAGTATGCGATGTATGACCGAGCGAGATGTTTTTAATCTTGATGGTCTAGAGAACGCTTCAAGGGAATTCATGGATCGACTTTTAGATAGCATTAACCTTTGGTAAATTAATGCTTGACATCCCTTGTGACCTTGATATAATAGTACTTCATTAACCAATGTAGAGAGATAAGATTATGGCTAAATCACTAATACTTGTTGTTCAGACCCGACACGCGGAAAACTATGGCGCACATTGTTGGGACGGTGAAGGTAACTGTCCTCAGAGTTGGAGGTTTATGCTCGGTGACACATATGTTGTATCTGACGCGAAGGATACTGACAAGTTTCGTGACTTGGTTTCTAGTTCGATAGTCTCGGGAGATGATTACTATTCAGAAAGCATCCTCGACATTAAGGTGATGGCTGTATCAGATTATGTCGAGAGTGAACATGTAGAACACTGGAAAAGCCCAATCTTTCTTCGTTACATTGGTAAACACGACTCTAATGCGTTTTTCGCGAGAACCGAAAAACGCAACGATTATATGAAGCATTTTACTGCCAGACGTTCGACTTGGGTACAATCTGATGGTGAAAGACGAGACTTTAAATCTGTTTCGTTTCTAGGAAGAAATGGCTCTTGGACGACTAGCCAAGAACTTTCAGCAGTAACAGAGGGAGTAAGAAATGAGCGAATATAAAAGTAAAGAAAATAATTATTTTTTTGGTCACAAAGTTCGCCGCACTGGAGATGGTGATCGAGTTTATATAACAATGCCCCGATGGGAGTGTGGATGGTACTGGAGTTTTGGTAATCTTGTTAGTAACATAGGCAATTCGCCGCAACCAAATGAGACTTCTAACCTAGCTAACTACCGAGACGCTAGAAAGCTCTGCATGTATGACACGTTAAGAGCAGATTATGCTTTATGTGAACCTTTGCGAAATGATGATAACTTATGGAAGTTTTGCGAGTTGACTTATTCTTGCATAACTCTAAAGAATGCCGCAGAACTTTATTCGCGAGGTAGTAATCACGCGTATTCCCTTTCTGGTCGTATAAGGAATGAGGCAGAGTCTGTCAGACTCAATAATGTAGTCTTGCCAGCCCTATTCACTGAGATTGAATCGATCTTTATCAAAAAGGACCAGGCTTTTCTAGATTACGAAGCTGTCAGTAAACTCGTTTTTAATAATAAGCCCCGCAATTATATTTGACAACTACCATTAAACCTGTTACTATTTAAAAATTACTAAACTAAGGATATTATATTATGACAATTAAAAAAGATGCTAAAATTGAAGTGAAGATTCGCGACCGATTTTGTTCGGAAGTCAAAGACGAGTGGTTATATAACCGCAATGCAGTAGTCGAAGGTCGTCTATGCAAGGAAGCTTGTGAAGAGATCGAAAGATTGCGCAAAATTGAGAGTAGGTATAGTGAACTACAACATAGCATCTGGAAGGCAGATAAGGGTATGATAGACTCGGTGATCAGAGATTTAGGTCAAGTCGAAGTTAATTTTCCGAGTGTAGCACTCGATTTTGAATCGATTATGCCCTCAAGACCAAGGCATATTTTTGGTACTAAGATGGGACCCGAACTAACCGCCTTATCAGAGTTGTATAAAGTTGTTGCTGTAGAGACAGAAGAAAGAGCCCAGACTGCCGTGACGAACTACGAGGCGAAAACAGAAGAATCGCGTGAAGCTCTAATTAATACACTGAAACGATTCAAAGAGGCTTTAAAAGAAGCTGGTGTACGGCACCCGTTTTAAACTCACAGTAAGGATATTATATTATGAAAGGTGTTAATGGAGCAATCTCATATCAAGATGTTAAAATTCATAAAAGCGAAGATGTGACATACTATTGCAATGAGAAAGAATTCGCCAATTTAGCCGCCGCACGAGTTTATAAGAAGAAGAAGAACATTATGTATGGTTATGTGAAACACACTATCGAAGAACGGACTGTATCACATATTTCTATATGTTCAAGTCGGTACGTGAGTTAGATTATATATAGTGTATGCCTTTAAAAGAATACATTGAACCATGGAAAAAGTTACCTTTCCTTTTTACTGACACTAATGTCGTAGATTGGAAAGGTACCATTGGCATGGGAGATATTCTTTTCGGGCTAAATGCTGTTCATATGCTAACACACTTGGCTAGAAAAGAACGAGATATAGAATTCACTACGATGAATGTCCACTGGGTTCATGGACCAGACCACCTTCACCACTTCGAAGACCCCGAAACTATTATAGAGCGAACTGACTACCTTCACTCGTTTTATCATGATCATACCGCAGTGCGTATCAATCACGTATTCGACTCTGATGATAAAGAACTTTCAAGACTGAGGCATAGAGGATTGCAACGTAAGTCTGGCGCAAGAGATGTGCTTGACGGAGTTCCTTCGTGGATATTTCGTAGAGATGCCTGGAGAGATTCTAGTGATAGTAACAAGATTACTTTTTGGAGACCCTACGCACTAAATGCTGAGATACCGAAGGGATGGAAAAGGACATTCAGTCCCGCAGATTGGGAAAGAATGTTGTCTATTCTTAGAGATCAAGGCTATGATCTTGTTGAATTGTCATATAGAACACCTGTACGTGAGGCGATGTATCATATCAATACTTCTAGATTTTGCATATTCTATGATGGTATGTGGCAGTATATAGCACGAAATTTATGTAAGCCTGTTATTGCATTAGGTGATAACGGCATTATTAACGTACATAATCCACAGGGGGTGAACTTTAAGTTTCCCACTACAGATAAACGAGGCGAATCTATATTCACCTATCTAACTGATTTACCGAGAACACAGAGGCACATGGATGGTCGAGCAAAGAAGTATCGAGATTTTATCACGAACGAGTTGAATTTGTGATAGGGTTAGCGTATACTACAGAATCCTATATAAGAGAATAATATGAAAATCGATAGAGCAGTAATAGAGATTGTCGGAGCTTGTAACTTCTCTTGTACGATGTGCCCGCAGGATAAGCGCAACGAACAGGGTGGTCGGCACAAAAACTTTCTCCGTAAAATGAACTTGCTTGAGTTTGAAAATTACGTTAGTGATTGCGCTAAACATGGTCTACGCGTAGTGAATCTCGACGGTTCGGGAGAAGCCACTGTTAACAGACAACTTCCTGAATACATTAAGATCGTCAAGAGATATGGCGCTGAGTGTGTGATCTTCTCAAACGGCTTTAAGATGCATGGCAAGTTTATGCAGGACTGCGTGGACGCTGGATTAGACTTCTTTAGATTTTCGTTTATAGGCTCTGATTCAGCCGAGTATGATAAGTGGATGTATAATACTAGAGGATCCAACTTCGATTTCATTAAAAAGAACATACGCGAGATGCGAGAATATGTTAAAACGTCTGGATCAAGCTGTACAGTCGCGACCTATCATCTAATCACTGATAACGATAACATGGAAGTTCAGCTTGAAAAATATAAGAAAATTGTTGAGGAACTAGATGTCAGGACTGAAATCTGGAAGATGCACAACTGGTCAGGCGTTTATGACATAGAGGATAATGCTAGAGAAGGTAAAACGAAAACCTGTGGTCGACCATTCTCACCTGATGTTGTGATAAGATCGGGTGGCTTAGACGGTAAAGTGGGAGCGGTAGCTCCTTGCTGTCAAGTATTAGGTCGTGACGAAGAGGCTGTTCTGGGTCATTGTTCAGAGAATACGATTGAAGAGATATGGGATGGACCTGCATACACTGAGTTACGCGAACGACACACTTCAGGTAATTATCCAGACTATTGTAAATCGTGTGATTTCTTACTTGATGATCCAGAAGTTCTAGTTTACAGTAATCACGAAAGAGACTTACATAAAATGTATGGTACTGAATTCAACTTGGATGATTTTAGAGTATGAGCAAACCCGATGTACACATGATTGCCATGTCAGAAAACGAAATTTCTATGCACTATCGCGACTACGTGCTTCCTTCATGGAAAGACGCGGGATATAACGTAGTAGAATTTGAAGCTATTGTTCCTGATGATCTGAGTAGTCTCGGGCGTATAATTCCTTTGGGTGATAAGACGCGAAGAAATAAAGTCGTGGGATTTACTGATACCGAAAAAGCAGTTTGGTACAGTCACTATAGCACATGGATGCTCTGTCGAAAACTCGATAAACCTATCATAGTTATTGAACATGATATATTGTTAGAACATAACGAAATAGATTCTGAGGTATTTAACTATGACATTGCATGTCTATCTCATGTCACGCGCAATAATGGTGATCACGCAAAGTTAGCCGGTGGTGCGTACTACATTACTCCGAAAGGCGCGAAGAGGCTTTGCGCAATTAAAGATCATAGGGATTTGATCACTTATAACTCGGACGCTTGGATTCATAGTCAATGCGACAAATACGGTAAATGGTTTATGATGACAACGATACAATATCAAGACCCTAAAATAGGTGTTACAGTGGAGCATTTAAAATGAAGAAAATGATATACCAAGTATCTGTTGGTCCAAGATCGACACTCTATGATGCGTGTATTAAAAGCGTAGCCGCATATTGTGATCGCCATGGATTCGAACATGTTGTACAAACATCGCCTAAGCTAAGAATCGCACCTGACATATTTGATACAATGAGAAGCCCTGAGTCATACGGCAAATACGGTGGATATTTACCCATCTATGAAAAGGAGAATGCATTTAACTATATCAATGACTTTGATCAGATAGCAATTATCGATGCAGACATATTCATTCGCGAAGATGCTCCGAGTGTGTTCGACGATTTGACACCGGGGTGTGCTTTTGGTGCAGTGATCGAGCGCGAGATGCCTCTGGTGCCCGCTTATCAAAATAAGATTATCAGTTATAGTCAGATGCAATATGCCACATTACATAACGAAACAGATTTTAAGCCTAATAAATTGGGATATGAATTTGCAAACATGGGTATGATTGTGTTAGACTGTAAGCTGTTCAATGACAATTATCTGAAGAATCGAAGTGCAAGAGAGTTCCTAGAAGCACCTGAGTTCAAGCGATTCATCGATGGCATAGGTTGTTGGAAGTGGTCTACGGATCAAACATTACTAAATTTTTATATCAAGAAGAATAAAGTACCATTCGCTAACATGTCTCATGTATGGAACGGGCTTTACACGGCTAACGCTAAGATCAGTGAATGTAATTTCATACACTTTTTCTTAAAAGATAAACTGCCTGATAGAGGTGAATCGCTATTTAATTCAGACTCCTCTCTTTCAGAAAACTATGTTGTTGTTGAGAGACTAATTAATGTCTAAGTCACAGGCTAAGTCATACGAAGAAAAGACTCAGAAGTATAGCACCTGGGGAGATAAGCTCCTCCAGCATGCCGATCTCTTAGCTTCTATACAAGTCGAAGATAAGTTTAAGCCTGTCACGATTCAGCTATCGTTGTGTGAAATGTGTGACAGTGATTGCCCATTCTGTTCGGTCGCGGCTAGACCTCTGAAGAGTTTCATACCTTGGGAGAAAGTTAAGAAGCTTCTACTTGATTTTAAATCATTAGGTGCTAAGAGTGTAGAGATAACAGGCGGTGGTAATCCATTACTGTATCGAGATAAAGCTGAGAAAAAGAATATCAACGATGTGATCAGATTTGCTAGTGAAGAGTGTGGATTCGATGTTGGTATTATTACGAACACTGCGAAGTTAGAACGACATTTATCTCCTGAAGTATATCCGTTTATCAATTGGCTTCGCATTAGCTTGATTAAGATAGACGAGGGTAAGAGTTGGGAACAATACGATTTCGGATCATTCCCCAGACATAAATTAGGATTCAGTTACATTATCTACGATAGCACAAACGGTATACCCGATGAATTGTCAAGAACTAATAAGCCTTATCTAGGAACTACAGTAGAAAGTATCGAAAGAATAGCGAGTTTGATAGAAGCTAATCCTGAAGTTAAGTTCTGTCGTATCGCAGGAAATTGCTTAATATCTTCGCACAACACTGAGATACGAGGTAAGTTCGGTAGTGTTATTGAAGCACTAGATAAACATAACAAGTTTTTTATCAAAGAGATATGGGACCAAGACAAAGCTTTCGGTGACGGTTGTTATGTCGGTCTTGTTCGCCCGTACGTAGCACCTCATCCACAAGGAGGTGAGTATCAAATTTATATTTGTACTAGTCACGTATTAGAGAATCGCATATATGATATGGATTATTCTCTTGGATCTATTGACAACGTGGTTGATATATGGTATAATGCTAATCAGCGATATGCAAAGACAGGAAATCCTTATGAGATACGCGGTAACTGTGGTGATGATTGGGATAAGTCTTGCGTTAAATGTTTTTATTACAACAACAACAAGCTACTGCACACCGTAGCACAACCTATGGAAGACCCGAACTTTCCTTAAATATGAACAATATAGTACACGTAGTTTTTATGTTATGGCTGTCGTTATCGATAGAAGCGGATGACGATTTATATGGAGCATTGCGATCACTGAAATTAGTGGAGCAATCAAAAAAGGTGATATTATTATGATACACGATTACATATTTGATGTAGACGGAACACTCACTCCAAGCAGAGGAACTATGGATCCTCGCTTCGAAGAAGAGTTCATCGCATTCGCAAATACTCACAGAGTCTTCTTAGTTACAGGAAGTGATAGAGCGAAGACACTAGAGCAAGTAGGCAGTGCCGTTTATAATGCTTGTATTAAAGTGTTCAACTGTAGTGGAAATGACGTTTGGATGAAAGATAATAGAATACTCTCTAGCGTCTGGCAACTACCCGAAGAAGTTAGAGCCTTCTTGTCAACAAAACTAGAAATGAGCGCATACCCACTACGCACAGGAATACACTTCGAAGACAGAACAGGTATGTGTAATTTTAGTGTTGTTGGTCGTAATGCGACCCAGACCGAACGGACACATTACTATGAGTATGACTGCCAAACTAAAGAACGCGCCAAGATTGCCAAAGAACTGAATGAGAAGTTTCCGACATTACAAGTAGATGTAGGTGGAGAGACTGGTATTGATATATTCCCAGAAGGATACAATAAGGAACAGATCCTAAAAGAGTTTGCTACTACCGAACAGATAAAGTTTTACGGAGATCGTACAGATCCAGAAGGGAATGATTATCCTATCTCCAGTAAGTTAAACCCCAACCAAGTATTTTCGGTTAGTAGTTGGCAAGATACACGGGAGTTATTATTATGAGTGAATTTGGTGAAGATTATTACGCGTCGAATAACTATAGCGATTATATGCAACGAGGTGATCGCTATCTAAGAACAGCGGATGAAATTGTCCAACAACTAGAATCTCTTGGTCTTAATAAAGAAGGTCTGATCTGCGATTTCGGTTGTGCCGTAGGATTTCTTTCTGCTGGATTAAAATCTGTTCAGAAAAACCCTGTTTACGGTGTTGATGTTTCAGCGTATGCGAGAGGAGTGTGTGAGAGAAAGGGCATTACCGCACTCAAAGAGATAACTGACAGCCAACACTCGGTAGTATTTTCTCTTGATGTGTTCGAGCATCTATCTAGTTCCGAGCTTCATGATATGTTTTCTAAACTAAAAACAGAGTGTATTGTATTTCGTATGCCTGTCGTGGTCAATCCAGGCGAAGATTATCCTCTCGCTGTCTCTCGCGCTGATCCTACCCACAAGATTAGATGGACAAAAGATGAATGGCGTAGTTTCTTTAAAGAATATGGCTTCATGTCTCTCGACTTAAACCTTCACACAATATATAACTCCGATGGAGTCTTCACGGGAATAGCGATTAAATTATGAAAAGAATAACGGATGTAATCGACGATATGTTTGCTGACAATAGAATGATTAGAACATTTATGAATAAGTTGCCTGTACCGCCAGCCTATGAGCAGTCACATAGACAACTCCAGATTCAGTTGGCTAGATTGGCACAAGATGAAGTTGACTCGTCAAAGGTACATAAAGCACTATTCTCTGAACATCGCCAGTTGACGTTTAAGTATGAAAATGTTAAGAATGCTTATGAACAGAACGAATTCGATCTTATTAGTTTATATAAGACGATGTGGAAAAATCGAACCGGGGAGACTCCCAAAACTATATCGTATGATCTATACAATAGACTAAAAGAACTTTATGTTATGAGCCCTAGATTGATTAAATACGAAATGCCAGTAATTAGAGTCGACCGTGCAACGATTCTAATTACTTCTAAATTGTCCCCTATTAAGTGGGAAGAAATGCGAATGTTAATTTTTGGTGTGTCTCATGGTAAACTAGTTCTTCCGGACTTTAGTATGAAATTGGTTGATACGTATGACAACTCATAATTCATTTAGAGTAGAGCGAATCATTACCCCGCACGAAGTTAATATATTAAAAGATAATTTCAATAAATTAACACCTCGACTCGCGCACCAAGATTACAACTTGTTTGATGTCGATAAGCGATTGATCGATGACTATAGCCATCCGATTCTTCGAAAGATAGATAGGCATGTTGATCTTAAACCTATGTCACATTATTTCGTCAAGTATGGCGAAGAAGGATTCACTAGTCTACACACCGACGATGATGGTGTGGTTAAACTAACAGTAGTTACTTTGATCGAGGATACTGATCTAGTCGGGGGCGAAACTTTAGTCATTGATCGTTACATGAAATCAGCTAGACCGAAAAATAAGTATGCGAAACGTGGAAAGATGGTTAATGCACCGATTGGTCAAAGTAAGATACCTGTTATAGCTAAGATGAAAGTTGGCGAATCAGTCATATACGATAACAAAGTCACTCACGGTGTATGCCAAGTTGAAAGAGGATCACGCTTAGTTCTTGTAAGTTGGTATATGGCACACGATGAAATGTAATATAATATATGTCGCAGGTCATCCTCTATCTGAAAAATGTCGAAAATTAACTGAGGATAGTCTTAAATACCACAGTTATGATTATGAATCTATAAAGGGTGTCACCCCCGATACGATTATCGCGAGAGATTTTCCCTTTCCTAATCTTATACTAGGAAGATTGTACGACTTCTATATCACTGGTCAAGATAGGAAATATGTTGTCAAAAAGAGTTGTTTGTTTAACAATCTCAAATTCGCGCAAAGAGTCATTGAAGCTGATGAACCTATGATATTTCTTGAGCATGATACGATAGCTGTATCGCGTCTGCCCGACTTTGACTTTGACGAGTTCTGTATGCTATCATATGACTATGCATTCAAAGCACCTACCGCATTAGCGAAGGCGCCATATGATAGCTATAACTTATACAGTAAAAGAGGGGTTCATGATTTTCCGAGCAACTATCCTTTACGATACTATAAGCCCACTAAGTATAAAGGTGAGATCATGACTCCGGGCACCGCAGCCTATGCGCTATCGCCTAAAGGCGCGAAGAAGTTATTACAAGCCGCTAAAAAAGGCATAGAGCAATCCGACTTTATTATTAATTCTGGTACACTGAGACTTCAGCATTTAAGTCCTAGCCCGTTTCGTTACCAAAGCGTGAATCCAAATTTATCACATATATTATAAGGCAATACAATGACTGGAGTTGAAGGATATGTAATTACGATAGATGGACATGAGCCGTCGGAGAGTGCTTACTCAAGATTAGTTTCGAGTTCTTCCCAGACTTTCGGAAACACGTTCACTCTCCGCAAGTTTTCAGCTATCACACCAAAAGATGATGTGTACGCTATAATGGCTAAACATACTATTGGATGGAATTATCCGGATATGGGTCAGGGTAGTCATCTATGCTACGATACAGGATTACTTAAATCTCCGTATCAATCAGAGGTATTAGAGAAAAGAATAGCTTGTTTTCTATCTCACTACGAACTATGGTGCAAATGTTTTGATACACAGCAGGCTATGCTAATCTTCGAACATGATGCTATATTCACGAGAAAGCTCCAACTTGACGTTTTGCAACTTTCGGGTTATGATGTCATTGGACTAAATGATCCTCGAGGCGCGACACGAAGATCCGATATGTATCACAATGCATCCAAAAAGTATAACGGTGTCGGACCTGCACCAAGAATAGACGATATAAATGTGCCTCAAGGAATTGCGGGTAACTCTGCGTACTATATAAATCCAAAGGGTGCAAGAAGATTGATCTTAAATGTATCGGAATATGGTGCTTGGCCCAACGATGCGATAATGTGTAGACAGCTAATGGGTGGTAAACTAGGTCAATTGCATCCTTATGTAACAAAAATTCAACAAGGAATAGTTTCGACTACGGTGTTATGAAATCATATGTAATCACGATAAAGGAATTACCTGAATCAGTTAAAGCCGCAGAGCGCATGATAGCCTCTGCTCCTGAGTATGACATTCAAAGGTTCGATGCGATTGTACCATCAAACAATCCAAAGCAAATTCTTGCTGACAATAATATTCCTGTTGGCTGGTTTACAGAAAAAGGTTCTTACACTGATAACTGCATAGCCGCTTTTCTTTCTCACTGGACACTCTGGCAAATGTGTGTACGAGATGGTGAAGAGTATCAGATTTTCGAACATGATGCTGTAGCAGTAGTGCCTATTCCTCGACATATAAATTATCAAGGATGTATTAATCTAGGCGCACCAAGTTACGGTTCACAAAACCAATGTAGAATTCTTGGTGTTAATCCTCTAACAACTAAGCGGTATTTTCCTGGCGCACATGCATATAGATTAAAGCCTCGTGCGGCTGAGTCGTTAGTAGAGATGGCATATGAATATGCACAACCAACTGACCTTTTTCTAAACTTATCCTTCTTCCCATGGCTCGAGGAGTTCTATCCTCATCCTGTAGAGGCTAAAGATACGTTCACGACTATACAGAAAGTTGATGGTTGTACTGCAAAGCATAATTATGGAGAAGCCTATGAAATCATCGAATTTTGATAGATGCTTTATAACAGGATGCGATGCTAATACTGAGTGGATGCTTCCTTGGTTCTTAAAGCACTATCTAAAGCATAACGACACCCCCATAGTTTTCGCTGATTTCGGTGTTAGTGATGCTACTCGTGCATGGATAATGCAGGTGAGTGAATTTTCTGATTACATTCCAATGGAGAAACAGCGAACAAACGGTTGGTTCTTAAAGCCTGCGGCTATGCTTAACTATCGAGTGACAGAATTGTGTTGGCTTGATACTGACATTCATGTTCTTGGTGATCTATCAGGCGTGTGGAATCATGTTGGTCATAACAAGTTGGGCATGGTTCAAGATCATCCCTGGTCATTACGAAGAAAAGAAACTTGGCATAACTCTGGTGTTGTTGCGATAAAGGGTAAGCCTGAGATACTTCGAAAATGGGCTATTGAATGTCAGAAAAACGAAAGAGAAGCGGCTCTTGGTATGGGCGATCAAGAAATACTCCATGACATGATAGGAAATGACCCACTATCACGCCTCTCATTTATCGATGATATTCCAAACATATATAATTGGTTACGTATACAACTGATAGACGGGCAAGACAATGCTAACAAACTAGCGATGCATTGGACTGGTGCTAAAGGTAATGATCAAATTAGGAAGATAATGTATAATGAGTAAGAAAGTATTCCATGTTTTAGGCAATGGCGATAAAGCGAGTTACTATCTTGAGGAAAATCGAGTAGGAACAAAACTTCTCTGTAATATGCCTCCATTCGAAATGCCGCCAGATGACGTTTACGGCACATGTATGGTCGATTTTAAAATGATGATGGCACTCACAGAAGGTTCTGTTAGACTTGATCAATATATGTGGATTCTAGGCACTCGTCCTCGCGAATGGATGTATCAACGATCTGACTTTCACATGAAGTATGCAACAAACATTAAAGAGTTCTATACTCACGTGCCCAAATATGCAGGCAACGCAACCAACTTTAATTGCGGTCACATGGCAGTTCACTATGCCGCGAGTAAAGGTGCTGAAGAGATTAACATGTATGGATTCGATACCATATTCGATTTCAATATGAGAAGCGTAACCGATCTAGTTTTATCGAGCGATAGAACACAGCAAAATAACTATAGATTGCTAAACAACTGGAGACCTGTTTGGCGTGATATCATGCGAGAGTTTCCTAACACTAAGTTTATTCTACACCACAACCATGACGGCTTGAAGATCCCTTTGCTTGACAATGTAGAGGTAAAGGTGTATAATGATGCACTTAGCAACCCACAACAAAGAGAGGACAAAAGTGATATATCTGATGGTCGCGGTATGGATCAACAAGCTATCGAACCCGGTGTTTCTATCAAAAGCACGAAATAAACTATTGCGTTTTTCTCGCGTTTGTGTTATAATGGCTATATGCTAATACACTATGGAATTATTTTATGTTTGAACATGTTACAGATTTTAAATTAGACTATGGCGACCTCGAATGCGAAACTCTTCCTACAGGTCGTACATACAAAACACCAGACGGTGAGAAATACCCTTCAATAACAACTGTACTGAGTGTTAATTCTGGCGACTCTATCGCTAAATGGCGCGCTCGTGTTGGTAACGAAGAAGCTGATAAGATTTCATTTAGAGCCTCAACGCGTGGTACACTCGTCCACGAAATCATCGAAGACTATATTAACAACACAGAAGACTACGCTAAAAAGTATATGCCTAATATCATTGCTAATTTTCTTGATGTTAAGGATATCCTAGATAGTCGTATAGGTAAAGTTTACGCGCAAGAAGTACCTTTGTATTCTGATCATTTAGGCATAGCGGGTCGTGTTGACTGCGTGGCTGAGTTTGACGGCAAGTTGTCGATCATCGATTTCAAAACATCTACGCGCACAAAGCTCCGTAAGTATGTCTTGAATTATTTTCAGCAAGAAGCCTTCTATGCAATTGCTTGGGAAGAACGTACTAAATTGCCTATCACGCAACTGGTTACCATCATCGCTGTAGACAACGAAGCACCTCAAGTCTTTATTGAACACCGCGATGTACATGCGCCAGAGTTAATTAAAACAATAGCCAAATATAGAGAGAAGAAAGATGCCGAACAAAGAAGTTTCTGAATCAGCCGAGTATGAGAATTTCGTGGGTCAGACAGAAGTGCCCGTAGATAATGAGCCCGCCAGTCTCGCAGAATTTGCTGGTATGGAAGATCCTAAGAAAGAATGGAAGAAAGAATGGGTCGGTATGCCCGAATTTGTACAGGAAGATAATCCTACATATAAGACTATATCAATGCACTTTCGCAACCAAGAAGACTACGAAGAGTTCGCTAAGTTGATAGGGCAACCTCTGACCAAGAAGACAAAGAGTACATGGTATCCTAGATTAGATCGAAGCGCAAATTCGCTACTGCGATGGGTTGAAGATTAAATGATCGAAAGAATATACATACCGACTGTTCGAAGATG